TTAAGTTCTTGGATTGCTTTAAACGCAACAGCTACTAAAGAGCCATAATCAACGCCATAAGATGTTTCTTCAGAACCCATAACAACTTCAGGTATTACATTTTTTAATTCTTGAGCTACAAAACCAATAAAGTTGCCTTCTACATCTATGCGTTTATAACTTCTTGGTTGTAAATCTAAAACGGCAGATAATCCATATTTTATATCTGTAATATTTGACTTTTGCCGACCATCAGATGCGTTTGTCCAAGTTCCAGCGGCACTTAATGCTGCTTGATTAGAGCCGTTAAAAAAATAAGTAATATTATTTGGATTGTCACGGTAAATAAGTAAAGATGTTGACCCGTTTGTTAAAACTAAACCACCATTATTTACTGTACTAACTTGCAAAGTTACTGAGCCTGCACTTTGTCCAGCAGCAAAAGATGATGCTCTACCAATCAACAAATTACCACTAGAATCAAAACGACCTGACTCAACACCACCTTCAGAAAACGCAATCGTATCTGCGGCTGGGAAGAAAATACCTGTATTAGCGTCAGTACCTCGTATTGCAGGGGTAGCTGCTGTACCGTCTACATCGGATAGGCCGTTAGTGCCGTCTAAAATTAGGCTCATGCTAGTTCCTTTAAATAGGCTATACCGTCTATTACATTGCCTTCTGCGTCTTGAAGTTCAGCACCGTCAGCAAGGTCTTTTTTGAAGTTAGCGTAGTCTGTGTTGTCAGGGTCAAAAGGAATAAAAGCGTTGTCCAATAAACGAATAACGGTTTTTATTTTGGTTGAAATAGGTGATTTATATAATTTGTACATTTTATAACTCCGCACTAACTGAAATAAAAGCAGTACCTGTTGCTGTTCTTACTAAACAACCACCGCCTGGGGTTAAGTTAGTAGTAGTAGCAGCCATTTGAGTTGAAAAAGTCGTGGAGTCTGTAAAAGATAATGTTGCAGCATTAATTGTTGAGCTTCCTACTGTTTCAAACAAACCGCTTGAGCTTATTACTGTAGCTGATGCCCTTAAAGGTGGCGACCATATAAATGGACATACTCCAACAGTTGCGGTAAAAGCTACACCCGATGCCCAATTATCATCTGTTCCTACTCCTTGAAACTTTTGATAATAACGCTGACATAATAACAACTCAGTACCATACTGTCTGTATTCAAATGAAGTAGCTTGTGTACCTCTTTCAAACTGAACACCCGTAATGTAAAAGGTAGCCCCGCTTGTGCCGACTACAGACACAGAGCCAGTTGGCTGAACTAAATTTCCAGCAGCCCAAGAACCAGCAGTACCCGTGTATGTTGAACCTGAACCCAATCCAAAACGAATTGAAATACCAGTACCGTTATTAGTTAGCCAAGTTCCTGTAGTATCGCCAGGAATTGTTACCGAAACAGCAGTCCATGTGTTTGCAACAGGCACAGAATAATTAAAAGGATAAGAACGATTTGCTGCATTATTTGTTAAAGCACCGCCAAAAGTTCCAGTTAATGATGAACGAACCCAAAAAGATAAAGTTACAGTTTTAGCGTTTGCAGTTCCCCAATCTAAATCAGCAACATTAAAGCCTTCAATAGATTGAGCCATTAAAAAGGTGTCGTTTGTTGTAACAGAATATGCAGAAGTAGAAGTAATCCCTAAATAATTGCTAAAACCAACAGGTGGAGTTACTGCACCAGCATTTTGTTGAACTGAAAATTTAGACGCTTGCGTCATAACAACAACAAATCTATCTAATGTGTATGTATTTACAGTAGGAGTAATACTAGAAATGCCGTCTCTTTGTGAAATAACCATCGCACCGTTTATGATGCGATTCCGCATGACTGAACTAATGGGTGCTAAAACTCCACCGCTTGCATCGTTTATTTGGTTTACTTGAATTTGGCTCACGCTAATTCCTCGTCAGTTGGTTTAGCTAGTGTTGGGTGTTCCCATTTGGCAATGTAGTCACCTTTGCCGTCTGAATCGTTTTGTAGGGTGATTGCAGTTAAAAAATCCTGTTGTGTAAGGCTAGGATATAGAGTCATTATGCGTTGGTATAAGTTCATTATGCAGCCCTTACCATTGAGGCATTAATAAAAGTTTGACCTAAATTTGTGTCTAATGTTATTGTTCCAGTAGCACTACTATATGCGTATAACTCAATATAATCTGTAGTGCCATTTAAATACATAACAGCAGAAACATTTGCATTGCTAAACGATGATGCAAAAGGTGGAGCTACACATTCAACAAAACTAGTTCCGTTTTTATAAATTCCAACAACTGTAAGTAAAATAGAAACTGTTGCAGTAACACGAACACTAGCATTAACTTGATAATAACCAGCCACAGTTGGTAAAAAACGATAATTAGTTACATTATCGTAATTTGAGTTTGTATCAAAAACTTCTATGTTAGCGTTTACTTTAGTCCAAGTATTGTTGGTTAGCGTTTGGTTTGCGCTGTTATAGGCACTAAACGCTGGCATATTACCGCTAACCATTGTTACCCCATCAGCGGCAGGTAGTGTCTGCGTAAAGTTACTGGCAGTTGCAGGTTCTTGGATGGTAATTTGTCCACCACCGCTAGATTGAAGTACAAGACTCATTTATAACTCCCTGTGTGTCCGTTTATTTTAGTGTTATTCATTTTACAAAACGACCCAACGACTTCCACTTGGAACGGTAATTGTGACCCCAGACGATACAACAACAGGGCCAACAGAACTAGCAGCATATCCACTAGGAATACTGTAATTAGCGCCAATAGTCATGTTATTGACTACCAATCCATTTGATGCTTCTACCGCAGGGCTGCGTAATGCGCCTGTTCCTGTGGTGTAGGTAAAACTAGCCGATTGGTTTGGCGTAGTCGTACCTTGACCAAACGGTACATAGTTGGTTGTGTAGGTTACGGCAGGGGCTTTACTATTAAAGGTAGTCCAATCTGCGGCACTTAACGCACCACGATTAGCTGCCGATGCTGTTGGTACATTTAAGGTAATAACAGGGGTTGTAGTGCCATTGGCTACGGTAGAACTAAGGTCTGTACCAGTTGTGCCTAAAGTTAATGCAGCTACGCTTGTTACTGTGCCGCCTGAACTTGGGCTTGTATTGGTAATCGTAAAGTTAGGGTATGTACCGCTAGTGCTTATGCCTGTACCGCCCGTCAAAACTACTGTTTGGTCAGGGGCAGTATTGGTTACGGTTACTGCACCAGTAGACCCTGAAACGCTTATGCCTGTGCTTGCCGTTAATGAATTGACCACATTAGTCAGACTTGCGCCTGAACCTACAAAGCTAGTACCTGTAATGGTTGTGCCTGTAATGGCTAAAGGTGTTGTGCCGCCAATAACCATGTTGTTCATCGTTCCAGCCGTAGCTGGGTTAATTCTTACAGTTCCCGTACCAGTAGGGCTTAAATCAACTTGTGCGTTAGCAGGGTTAATGTTTATAGCTACATCAACACTTAAATTGTTGCCACCGCCACCACCCCATTGAAGCTGTGGTGTGCCGCTTGCGTTTCTTAATTGGCCGCCAGCAGAATTCAAAGCATCAAAATGTGGGCTTACTATTTTGCCTTCAGCTTGTAAATTACGGCTAAAAAACCCGTCACGCCAGTTTCTACCGCTTGTTCCAATGTCTTTGGCAGCATCCGTATTTGGTTCTAAATCCGTAGTAATTCTTGCATTTACTTCTAGCGTGTCGCTATTAGAAGAACCTAATGTAGCGTTATTGTTTACAGTCAAACTTTGGGCGGTCAGGGCATTTACCCCTGTTACGCTGCCAGTATCATCAATAATGACTAAACTGTTTTGCAATAATTTGCCAGTTGTTGTGTCATACCTAGCTATTGCGTTATCTGTTGCACCTGTTGGGCCTACTACATCACCACCCAAAGATGGGCTTGAATTGGTAATAACCCCAGTTAGGTTGTCATAGCTAATGCCTGTACCAGCACTAATGGAACTTCTAGCCCTGGCAGTTGTAAAGTATTCGTTTGTACCTTCGGCAATATTGGTAGTGGTTAATACGACTGTGCCGGTTAAACCGTTTACGCTAGTTACTGCATCGGTATTGTCTACCTTCTGCCAAACTGTGCCGTTATAGACTGCCCAATCGCCCACAATCCAATCAGTAATCCCGTTAAGGTTAGTATTACCAGCAACATTGACCACATAGTAATAACCTTTAGTGCCAACAGAAGAAGTAAGAGTAGGGGTATTAGTTGCTGCATCCCATGTTCCTTGATAGCTAAGTGCGCCCAATACTGCGGCTGGAAGTTCAGAAACAGGCACTTTACCGCCAGCATCAAGGGTAGCTACACCGTTTGCTGCGCCTGCATCTTTAGTAGAAGCAGTACCTAAACCCGTAATATCCGTGTTTGGAATGGTTGCCGATGCGGTCATAGCCGTAGTGCCAGTACCCTTTACATAACCAGTTAAGGTTGTAGCACCTGTACCGCCATTAGGTACGCCTAGCGTTCCCGTAATGTTAGAAGCTGGCAGGGTTACACCGCTAATCGTACCGCCTGTAATGGCTACGGCATTGGCATTTTGCTCTGCCATCGTACCTAAACCAATCAAGGTATGGTCATCATTCCAATCGCTTGGTCTGACTACGGATGCGTCATCTCCGTCAGGTATTAGCGAAACCTTAGTATGCTTGACTGTTATAGCCATTATTGAACCCCAATAATCTTGCCGTCTTGACCTCTAATTACCGTTTTAGGTCTACTGTGCTGTGCATTAATTGTTTCTACCAAAGCTGAAATAGCCTGTGCCATCTGCATATTACCTTGTCCAATCGCATCAGCAATCGGTTGCATTGGGGATTCCATAGACTTAGCCATGTCCATTTCGGTCATGTAAGCCATCGTTCCATCAGACTCATCTGCACCAATACGGGCAACTTCAATCTTAGCGCCATTGTTGATATGGGCAAGTAAGACTTGGGTATTGCGCTCAGTCATCATCTTCATCTGAGCAACTTTAACTTCCATCTCCCTGTCCATCATATTGCGCTGTTCTTCAAGCTGGAACTTCAATTGATTCTCTTGAGCCTGGTACTCCTGTTTAGCCTTTTCAATCTGCATTGCATTTTCCATCTTCATTTGCTCTAACTGAGCTTGCATCTGCATTTGTTGTTGTTTAGCCTGTTGTTCCATCTGAACCTTCTGCAACTCTACAGGCGGCTGTGGTGGCTGACCGGCTTGTTGTTGTGCGGTTTCACGCAGTTTATCGGCAGTTTCATCAATAATGCCTTCCAACTGTTTACCGGCTTTAAACGCAGTAACACCAAATTTAAGCATTTCTACTAGCATTGGGACAAGTTCAGGACTTGCTTGTGCAGCAGGCATAGCCATCTGTAGATATTGACCAACAGCAGATAGGAAAGCAACTCTGTCCTGTTTTTCTTGCTGTTCATCTTGATAAATCATTGAGTCAGATGTGACTTCAATGCGGAAGTTCTTAGATGCCTGGTCTCTTAAAAGGGCAATCGCTTGAGGAATAAGCTGCTTGTCTTGGTCAGATAACTGCATTGCACCTGAAATACCAACCAATGTCTCATCGGTAAAGTGGTTGCAAATAATTTGCGCTTTAATCGACAGGATGCTAGTAGCAAAGTCTACAACTGCGTGTTGCATGGTCTTTAATCGACCAGATGCGTTGTTGGACTTGATAATCTGTGCGCCAAGGGTCTCATTGGGGTCTGATTGTCCCCGTTGAATGTCGGCAATACCCATCAATTCATAGATTTGACCCTTAACCTGTTCCATTGCTTGATAACATTGGGCTAGGGCCTGTGCAAATGGGGTAATGTCTACAAGGTCAATTGCACCCTTCATACCTTGCTTTTCAGCAAAAGCCATCCAGTTATCTACTGGAATTAGGGTGTTGTTCTCACCTTCAGAGAATAGGCGTTGCAACTCACTAGAACTTGCATCATATACACCACGGACTTTAAGTGCATTAATCAGTCCATCAATGCGGTCACATAAAGTGTCCAATTCCCTCGCTTGGTCTTGGTAGATTACAAAGTCAGGTATTGGCTCTAATGAATCTGTTGTAAGTGTGGAATACAGGGGCTTAGGACAAGGAAAGAAGTTCTCAAGCTGCAATGGGTCATCACGCTCGTCAATAATCTTACCCAAAGACTTAGAAATCCAAAGAACTTTGCCGGTCTCTTTGTCCCAAATTTCATAAATTACCGCTTCATATACACCGTCTGTAGGTTTATAGGAGTTCTTATCGTCTGCTGGTTTAGTGTCTAACGGAATCTTGTAACCAAGTTCTTCACCAAATCGCTCAACCAACGCAGGGCGCGACATATATACTTTGCGCCAAACGCAAGTAACTTCTTCCCATGTTCTAGCACCTGGCGAATGTCCAAACTCTTTCCAATGGACATAATCGACTGGAGCGCACTCGTACTCAATTCTTTCAGGGTTCTCATTTGCTTCGCCTTTTGGGGTTTCTGATTCGTCTGAATCTTCGGTTACTTGAAATCCATCATCGGGTTCGCCAGGTTCATCGACTGCAAAGTGTGGCTCATACCGTACCCAACTTACGCCACGACCACCCAAAAGACGGTCTAGGACTGCGTTGTTCATTGCAGACTTGTAATCACCATAATGCTCAATCTCAAACTCTAAAGCCCGTTCTAGCATCATAGAAGCTACACGACCAATTGGGTCGTTATCACGGAATCTACGGCTTACATCGGGTCTTGGGAGTCTTGCAAAGATAGCTGGTTGAATTGTCTGTACGTTAGACCACAGAATGTTAAAACGAGCATTAGGGTTACGGTCATATCGGCTATCGTCTTTGTACTTCTTGACGATTCGGTCTGCTCTTTGTTCCCATCGCTTGTATTGGCGCTCATAAGACATGATTGTCTTGTACCAATCTTCGTATGTGTGGTCTACCGTAGCTTTGTCGTTTGCCATAATGTTGCCCTAATGTTGAAGATTTTGGCGAAATGTTGTCTTATTTTACCTAAAGTTAATACCTTTGGTTACTTTTTGTCTTATTTTCTTTCCATAAGTCATTAATAGAAACATCTGTCTTGCCAACGAATACACCCCTAATTGGTTCATCTTTAGTAACAATCTTGGCTTCATCCTTCCATACAATAGACAAATACCGCCAAGCATCCGCACCGTGACTTGTCCAATCATGTCTTGGCTTATCCCTAAATACCTTTTTGTCCTCATCGTATTCCCGTTGGTACTGCCGCAGACACTCAATGCCATCCTCGCATTTATGGTCAAACCATGCTCTAGTTAAAGCTAAACGGCTTGCTTGAATACCATCTTGTAGCCCTAGATTTGGCACTATGCGTAAGGTTTTAATTGGCAACTTATCGCCTAGCTGCTCAATTACTGAGCGATTAGAAGCTAAAGTCTTGGCTCTAGCGTCATGGGGTAGGTAGTGATAGCCATACTCATAACCCCGTTCCATTTCCCTTGATTCCACTATTCCGGCATAGAAAGCGACTGGTTGACCATTGGAATAATGGTAGTCCAATAGCCTAATTTCCCCATGTATAACCTGAAAGAACCATATAGCAGTATCGTCTGAATACCCCAAATCCCATGCCGTATGCACTTTAAACATAGGGTCATGCTTAACTTCGGTGATTCTGCCTTGGTCGGTAAGTTGCCGCATCTCTTTGCCGTAATACGCTCCAAGTATGGAACTTTCAAAGTCGCACTCAAACTCAGCTAAGTACTGGTCTTGCGACATCATTTTGGCAGCATCCGCTAATTCTGCATCAGGCAGCAGGTTTGTCTGACTAGCTCTAAGGGTCTTGACATACCAATCAGAGTCTTTTGTAGCGTTGTTGTACACATCCCAAAACTGGTTGTGTCCCTTAGGTGTCCCAATAAAGGTGGCAAAACCGCCCCTGTCTGCTAAAAGTGGCCTGACCACGCTTCCCCATATTGAGGGTTTCATATCGGCATATTCGTCAAGAACTACGCCATCAAGGTACAAACCACGCAAATTTTCACCTGTATCAGCACCAAATAACCTAATCCTAGCCCCATTGACTAGCTCTACCCATAGTTCAGATTGATTGGCTTTGGTAAGTACAGGCTGAGAGAACTTTAAAAGGTAGTCCCACGCAATAGTTTTAGCTTGTGAGTAATAAGGGGCAATATAGGCATATCTGCCATCTTCTTTGCCTTCTGTGATTGCTTTGTAGATTAGGTCATTAATACAAGCTACTGTCTTGCCGCAGCGTCTATGGGCTACGATAACTGACCAGCGTTCTGTTCTTTCATGGAATGGTAGGAATACATCCCTTGGTTGATAGTCTAGTTCTACTTCTACTATTTCTTCCAAGATACCACCATGCGTACAGGGGATTTCTCATCTCCAACGACTTCAGTCCTTGCCAATTTAGGAACTGCATACTCCACCATGTTCTGAACAATGTCACAAGCCTTGCCAGGATTAGGAAGCACAATGTACTTTCCAGTCTCATCGTCTTTAAGACCTTCTGCGGTGTTATAGAGCCACGTTTGCAAATAAGGTAGGTTGGCATCAAGCAATGCTTTTACAGCCTCACGAGCCTCTTGAGTGACCTTATTAGGCACTCCTTTAGCCCTTCCACCTGTCTTTTCTCTAGTTTTTTCTACTTTAGAAGTCATATAATCTCAAGTAATTGATTTATAAGGCTTTTATTCTACACTACTTTTTAAGCAATGTCAGGGTCATGTATCTTGTTCATAGCTGTCAATAATGCAGCCTTACGCTTCATGCGTTCATTGGTCTTTCTATTAAGGATATCACCCTTACCACCTACTGCTAGTTCTTGTGGTTTAGGTTTCATACGCTCTTTTACCTGTTTCTCTAAGGTAGACTCATGTTCTGGTCGTAACATAGCATCTTCCTTTTTATATGTTCGGCTCATGTGTTTCATTACATATCCTTCATCTTAGAAGCAATCATTTCTTTGCGGCTTGGTTTTGCTGTCTTAGCGGCTTCTTTAAAGTCTTTGGCGCTTGGTCTACCTTCTGCACCTGCTTTTGCCATCTTTTCGCCTGAACCAGCAGCTATCCTAGCCCTTTTTCGGTGAATATTGGCATAGAGTCCGTCTTTCATTCTGCATCCCTTTTACCTAAGAAACGACCATACGCTTCTTCTAGTGTGGCTTTTCTTGCGCCTTTAGCATTGTCCCGTTCTACATTGAGAGCGATTGCGACTGCCTGTTTTTTAGGCTTTCCGGCCTTCATTTCAGCTTTGATGTTTTTACCTACTGATTGGACTGAGCCAGACTTATCTAAAGGCATGATTATCTCCAAGTTTCTGATAGTATAAGTCTAATTCTAAAGGAAATTATGGACTTTAACGAGATTTTTAAAGAGCTTTTTAGTTTAACCAAAGACGGCTCTATTCCTAATACTTCCCCATTAGCTGAAAAATTACGCAATCTTCCAGCGTTTGCCATTAACACTAAGTTGTTTGGACACGAATTAGCTGAAAAATATTACGGTTATAAGCGCCTTCCTGAAAAGTTTGATGACTTTAAACAAGGGTGGAAAGCCAGTATTTACGATGATTTTCTTCAAAAATGGTTTATTGACACCTGTGAAGAACTAAAAATTGCCCCTGTATTGCATCGCAAGGTTTGGGAAGAAGTCTATGTAGTTAATACATTACGGTCTAAGCTCAAGCCAGGTATGAAGGGTATTGTCTTTGGAGTGGGTGAGGAGCGCCTGCCTTCCTTGTTTGCATCTTATGGTTGTGAAATCCTAGCTACAGACCTAAACCCTAGTGAAGAAGCATCTC